TACAGCTAACGCTCCTGCTAGAATTCCAAGCGTCTTACTTAAACCATCAGCTGCTAAACTAGCTGATTTAGATGATGTTTCTACCTTTTTAATGTCATTAGAAGTCTGAGAAGCTCCCTGAGTTTGCATTTTAATAAAAACACTGTATGAAGTCGCCATATTAATTTAATCCTTTCTTTATGAATTTAAAATTCCCGCCAGATAAAGTCTGACCGTACACTCCAGCAGGGGCTTGTTTGCTGTGACCATTTTCTAAAGACTCGGCATAATCTAAATTATTCTGTATAAAGACAGTTTTATCTTTTTTACTGTTAAATTCATTTATCTTAGACTTTGCGTCACCTACCACGGTATCTTTATCAGTTATCCCGAAATCCCCAGTGTAACGCTTCCCTATACTAACGTTATGATTAGACCTAAATAGTCCAGTAAGAACTGGGCTATTGTCGTACAAACGACCTACAGTTGAAGTTGTATAGTTTTTTATAGAAGCATCAAACGATTTTTCAATATTTTGTGACAGCTTTTGAAGCTCCATTGGTAAGTCTTCAAAACTGATTATTTTTTCTGACATGTTCAAGATTCCTTGTTCTTAGACTGTATATATCCATTATATACTATTTCAAGGTTTCTTATACATTGTATGCAAATGTTTAGAATTTGATAGTCCTCAAATCCATGGAATTCAAAAAATTGTTTAATTTTATCCCATGGTATCCTACCATTCATACCACAACTAGGAAATAATTCATAAAAACCGTTTATTATAAAATCACTAAATGCAGTATCTATCAACCCAGAATCTTTTATTGCACCTTTAGAGTCTAAACCTCTAGCTTTTAGTTGAGCAGATATAAGTTCATTTCTTTCTGAATTTAACAAGTTTTCAAATTCAATAGATACTGCTTCAATTACTTTTTTTCATCCACCAATAAAAAGTTATTAGGGTTCGAAGCTTGGTTAATTAGTTCACTTAACAAATCAGGTAGTGAAGTTAACAAGTCTTTTGCGTTTTGTTTGGTAAAGGGTAACTTTTCTTCATTGTCATCTAACAACCCATCCCAACCTATTAAAACACTATCTAAAACCACGTTTAAATCTATCTCATTAGCTAAATTAAAAGATTCTAATTTCTTATCATCTTCAGATTTATCTTTTAAACGATTTTGAACGATTAAAGACTGTTTAGCGGTCGCAGCAATAAAATCTTTATTAGCTTTCCCTGCGTAGCGTAGTTTAAATGTAACGCCGTGTGTAGTGTACATGAAATCCTGTTCTTTATCGCTGCTTACGTAAAATTTATTAAGGTTTGTTTTCATTTATAGCCCTCTCCTACTATAAGTTATATTAATACGTACTGATTTTAGACATAGACATAGTGAACTCTTTGTCGTTGTCTTTTAATGCTTGGAAAGCAAACTCAGCGGTTACATCTTCATTTACACCACTAACATCAGGTGCCCCGCTAGAAATCTTGATTCTAGGACAATCAACAACTTGGTATCTTGTACCTAAATTATATCTAACTCTTAGGCTTGTGTCTGTATTGTTAGCAAGTAAATTAAGAATAGAACTATCTTGGAAATATGTTTGAACGCTACCAGATACATCGAATTGACCTACACCAACTCCAACGTATGGCAAGCTACCGATGGCATTCTGTCCACGCAGATTATTCTTAATACTAAAATCAACTTTTAATGCAAGGTTGATGCCGCTTGTATTGGCACCGCCTGAAATATCGACGTCATTTAATTCTAAGAAATTAATATTGTTTACAGTGTTAAATGGTGTTGTGTTAAACGCATCAACGTCTGTTGCTCCCGCAGCTCTTGCTGTACCGAAAGTCACGGCAAGACCCATGAAGTTAAAACTACCAGAAGTAACGGCTTGTTTGTCGTTAGAAATTTGCATCTCATTAATACGCATACCTTTAAAATATTCATAATCAACTGGTGAATGATCTTGGTATGATCTTTCTAAAGTATAACTAATTTCAGTTGTTCCATTCTGGATATACGCATCATAAAAAATAGCAATGTTTTTACTTCCTGCGTTTGTGTCAGCAGCCCAACCCGTAGGCACTTTATCTAACGTTAAAACATTAGTTGCAATACTTTCTATACGCACGAAATCATTATCAGCAGCTGTATCAAATCCATCGCTAGCAACATTAGATACACTACCAATTTTGACCCATTGACCGATATTTAACCCAAGTGTGGTCATATCTGTAGTTGCGCTTGTAAGCGTATTCGGAGAGGCAGTGGCTTGCAAGACATCTTGAAAGATATGACCACACTGGTACACGCGTGATTCGGCTGTTGCTGTTATGTTTTCTACAGTCTTCCCATTTAAAACAGTGAATTCGTGGAAGAAATCAGGTGAGCTAAACGTACCTCCAGTGATTACAACAATAGCGCCACTAAAATCTTTACCAACTCCGTCAATGTAAACTATGCTATTAGTTAAAAAAGGTGCAGAAGTTACACTAGAATCAAAATTAATCTTACCAGTTGTTGAGCTAACAAATTCAATGTCTGCGAATAATAAAGTCGCTTGTGTGTCATTACGCACTAGAGTACGTTGCCACCTATTAAACATTGTTCCTTCAATTAAATCGTCGTAAGAATCTAAAGAAAATTCAATATTAGCACCGCCTGTCGACTCAGCACCGATTAGGTACTGGTCACTGATCTGTCTATCGGGGATAATTTCTTTTGAGGTCTCTGTTTTATAATCGAATTTTAAATCGCTAGACCCAGTGTATCTAAATCTTTTAGTATAGGATTCGTAGGTACTGTACCGGTGTTTACTTCTTCCACGTACGCTAACCCTACTCGGTTAGTATCTGCATTCAATGACATTTTTATCTCCTTTTACTTTTGTAGCTTTTACTAGATTTTATGGCTTTAGCTTGCATAGAAGCCTTATTTTTACTTCCTTTACCAGTGTAACATTTACCAGTTTCACCAAATTTATGACCTGATTTACCTTTCACAACACATTTAACAATAGGCATTTAAGACCTCACAACATCATAATAGAACTGAACACTTAAATTCGTTTGGTAAAACGCACCATTAGTATCTTGACTTATATTATAACCATTTATTTCAGTGTCACGTAGCGTTATATAACTTTCTAATTGTATTTGTGTGAAACTTTCTATTATCTTGTTTATATATGTATCCGTATTAGACGTCGAGTTTCCTGCAACGGTGAATAACTGAATAAATATGATTCCATTGAATCTAAAATTCTTTTGACCGATGGCACTAACAGTAGGGTTTGTAGTTCTTATGGAGATTCTGACCCAATCAGTGTTATATGTTATGTCATGATCGTTATTATCGTACGTTATCGGGGTTAAATTACCCCATTGTGTATTAAAATACGTAAGAATAGAATCTCTAACATCACTTAAACTTTTATTAAAAGTAGCCATTATGCACCTACCCTTAATTTATATAATATATTGTTACCTGCTGGACTAACAATCATAGGTTCATAAATTTTATATCTTTCAAGCAATCGGTAGTTACCATTATTAAGTATGAACCCCGTAACATCATAATTATAGTTTATGCTGTACGAAGCGTTAGATTCTATGGTAACAGCACCTTGTGTATTTAATGTTATAGTATTAGTATCTGTAGAAGTCTTACTAATTAAGATTATGGTGCCGTTTGCATTATTTTCATCTAATGTCAATGTTATATTTCCGCTAGAAGAATCAACATTGTAAACACCGTTCTGGGTTATAGTAGAGTCAGTAGAAATATCAAAGTTTGGGATAGAAATTTGACTAGTAACTAATGCATTAAACGTTATTAATAAGTCATTTGAGTTTATTTCTGTTAATTTATCACCAGCAACTAAGAATTCACGATTAAAATTCTGGTTACGTGCGTCATTCATGTTTAACAGGTTTTCATCAATTGTTTTACTGACCGCTTTTACAACATTCGCTGTGTATGATTTACTTTTACCCAACCAAGGTTTAGCAACATCAATTAATGCTTCCTCTCTATTTAATACTGCTATGTATTGACCAAATGAGTCAATCAATTCATTAGCACTTGCTAACGCTTCTGTTTCAAACTCAGTAATAGCCATTAAAAGTATTTCCTTGTAAAAAATCTTTTAACCAAAAATCAGCTTGAGGATAATTAAATCGTATTTGTTGACCAACTGAAGTATCATATTCAACATCGGTAGCCAAAACATCAACTTTTTGGGATTTACGTTTTATTGTTGGGGTATTAATAGGTGTTTGGTTTATAGTTAAATCTTGGCTTAAAGCTATTAAAGCATACTCACATTGAGCGTTTTTAAGTTTAACTTGAATGCCCGTTAACTCATTACCACGCTGATTATATATTTCATACCTAGGAAACTCGGTGTTTTGAGTGTCCGTTGCTTGATATCCTGCAAACCTAAAAGCAGTATCAATATATTGCCATGCTTTAATTATCGCAGCTTCTTTATCCGCAGTAGAAGCACCCGACCAAGTTGTGTTATTTCTATCCAAAAAATAGGAATCTGCAAATGCTGTTTCTATATAACTGTTTGCGTTAGTTAGTGTTCCTTGGTCATTTTGTGCTATAATTGCCATCAGAAATTATCCTTCTTGCACCCATAATTCTATGCTATGGATTTTCCTAGTTATTGTATATGAATCGTTTATACCCGCGATATAAAACATTATACCACCAAACGGACTACCGCTAATATTGGTTGTAGTTGAAAATCTATGCGTACCTTGAATAATCTTACCAGAGCTGTTAATAACTTCCGCAAAAACCCCCGAAGGTTCGCACACACCCTCAAAAACTAAAGGTACATTATGGTCTACTGCTATCTCTCCACCAGAAGAACCCGAATTTTTATATCCACCTCCAGTGAAAAAACATAACTCATTCCTACCAAAATCAGAAGGTAATTCGTTAAAATAAGTAGTCAATGCCCCTTGGTATGAAGCATACGACCCTTGCTTATCTCCAGATGCAGGGAGTTGATTAGGTGTCGGAGATTGATTACCCATACACATAAAAGCTACGCCGTCACCTTGATTTTCAGGTCTATATGAATAAAAATCATAACTCATTTTAACTCTATATTGCATATAAACACAGTGTCTGGGATGTCTATATACTATATAATTAACTTTCTTTTTATAACTTTCAGAATTTAACAATATACTATATGTCTCATAGTCATATTTAAACCCTTCGTCCCCATAAAACATAAGATTGCGTGATGTTGGATCTATACCAGTGTTACCATACCAATCTACCACTTTAACCAATGACATATAATCCCCCTATTCTTTGTCATTTTAAACATTATATAGCTACTGCATAAGCATTATGTGCGTCACTAAATCTTGTGCTGTCTTTAAGCGTAACTGTCATCCCCAATTCAGAAGTTACCTCCAACGTATACCCTTGTCCACTGCCTAACGGACTTGGCAAGCTCGCACTATCCGCAATAGTGATAAAATCGGCTTTAAAACCTCCAGTGTTCAAGTTTTCACTTAAAAATACGTTCTCGAATCTTTCAAATCCAGAAATAGAGTTATAGAATCTTACAGTAACGCCGCACGTTTGGTTATTAGGTTTCCCTGAGTATCCAAATTCAAAACGCCATGTGTGTTTCTGTCCGGCTCTTAGATTCTCTAAAAATGTCCCATTCGTAAAGTCTACTATATCGCCATCCGATGATGTTCCGACCATTTGAGGCCATGTAGTTGTCGGGAAGCTAGAAAGCCCTAAAGGACTAGCGTAGCTAAATATTTGCGGTGTGTTAGCAACTAGAACATTACTTGGCTGTGACCCACCACCTGTGTTAATTTTAACTTGACCAACTTCTCGCTTCAGCCAAAGTTCTAAATACTGAGGCTCAGTCTTTTTAG